GCATTGATCCTTGCTCAGGTTCAACAATGACAAACGCAAGAGTTATTCCATCAGTATCTGGACGTCAGAATCCTAACTTCCAGGGCGGAATGGGTTCTTCCTACTAAAATGTCATTGTCGAATTCACAGTTCGGCAGTTCATTGGCAGCACAAACGCCAGACGCAACTCCGCCATTATCATTTAGCGCTTCTACAGCAGGTTCTGCTGCTCAAGCAACCGCATGGAGAAACAGAAGTCTTGGTGGAGATAGACCTTTATCCTTATCTAAAAAAACCGCTGGTACAACATTTAATTGGGATGATGCATCATCTGCATCTCCAACAGTCCCCGCATCTCGTGGGGGTACAAATCCAAATGCTTAGTAATGAACAATTTGCAGAATTAGCCAATCAAGGCGGAGCCAGTCGTAGTTTTAAAACTGGAGAATCACCTACTAGTCCTGGAATTATGGTTTCAATTCCTGGTGCTGAAAAAATTACGGAATCTCCATACACTGCAGAGCAAGCAAAAAGTTTTAAAGAAGAACATGCTAATAAAGCAAAAGGCGATGTTTATCAAGGTGCGTGGAAATCTGGAGATAAAATATTTTCAGACATTAGTGAAAAACACACAACACTTCCAGCAGCACGTACGGCTGGCGTAAAACAAAAACAAATTGCTGGGTATGATTTAGGTGGCACAGATGTACGACGCCCACAGGGTGGAAACGTTTATTTTGGTCGTAAAGTTCCTGGTGTTGAATCTAACCCAGAATTTGTAGCAAGTGCACACAGAACTGCAGAGTACGAAAGAATGGAGCCAAAACCAAAGGCTCAAGAATTTGCAGAACAAGCACAAATAAGCAGAGGTGCTACATATAAGGGTAAGAAGATTTCAGTAAATGAAGTATATGCAACCATTGCAAAAAATCGCCGAAATAGAGGTGTGTAATGGCTGGTGGAGTAAATAATCTTTCCGCATCACAGAACTGGCAATCGCTTGGTGGTGGCGGACTTTATGGTTATAACAATCAGGGTGGTGCAGGAACACCTATAGCCCGTGATGCAATGGATTCATCCCGCATGGGAGTTGGCCGTATCCCTTCAGCAGAGTATCCAGATGGTTATCTGGGAACAATGCGATCTCGAAGAGATGACCGTTTATTAGATTCAATTAAAAACCGTGTAAATCAAAAGGCTTATCAAAGAGGTGTACACAAAGGTGAGCGTATTGAGCCGTCTATGTACTACTGGCCAGAACAAATACATCCAATGACTGGAATTGAACGTCAGATGAAAGCAAAACTAGTAAACATAGATGGCGCAATGGTTTACAGGTCAGAAAGAAGTGCACCACAGACACAGTTAACTCCTGCTCCACATCTAGTAAATGATGGAAAAGCAAACACTGTTGCAGATCAACCTGGAGAAATTAACGCAAGACGTCAAGCAATGCTTGCCTACTTGAGACCTGCGTGGGCATAACATGGCCTATTTTGGAGTTAATCCTCACGGTCGTTGGGATGTAAATATTGCCCAAGCACAGTTTAAAGACCATGTAGAAAATGTTATTAAAAAGTACCGTGAAGCATCACCTCAGTTTATTGAGGGTGGACATCAGTGGTATGAAAAAGCCCATGAAGAAGCGACTAAACTTGGTGGAGGAGACACAAAACGTGGCGCAGGAATTATTGCGGCATTATCCCCATTAAGCGATTGGGATAGAAATGTTAGAGAAGCAAAAGAGTTAGTAAAGACTGGCGATGTTAAGAGCGCTCTCCTTCCAGCAAATGTTGCAAAAGCCCAAAGAATTCAAGCAGGAGAAGAGCCAGATGAGGTACTAGGCGGACACAAAGTAACTAGTTTCTTTAAAAACATCCATGATCCAAGCAACAAAGAACCAGTAACAATTGATCGCCATGCGTATGACATTGCAATGGGTAGACCCTTTGCTGGTACAGGAAAACCAAAGAACTTAGAAGAGTTAAAGGTTCCAAGACAGACAGGAACTATGTCACAAGATCTAGGACTAAGTTCAATGGGCAGGTACAAGCATTTCGTTCATGCATATCAGCATGCTGCTGGAGAGTTAGGCGTTGATGTACCAAATAAAGTACAAGCAACATCATGGGTAACTCATAGAGGGGCAATAGGATGACACAGAAATTTGATGGTGTTTATGATTACACAAAGCCTTGGCGTGCACCTGTCGAACCTGACAAGGTAGCCAAGAGGTACTCTTATCTAGGACCATGGGCATCTAACCAAGAACGTCTAACTCAGCAGGCTCTTATGGTTATGAACATACCTGGAAAAGATATTCAGGAGATGGTTCGTCCACCACTTCCACAGATTCAATTGTTTCCAGATCGTTATGGGTATGGAGACCGTACTCAACTTGGTATAGATGATATAGTTACTATTGATAGAAATTACACAGAACCAAGAGTATCTTGGTTCTCTGGCGGTGTTGCTGGTTATCAAGCAGCCGAACGAAACGCACTAGGGAGCAACTAATGCCAACTATAGTTCCTGATCGTGGAAATGATCCAAAGCGTGTTCCTGGTTCATACATGAGTTTAGTAAGTAAAGCAAAGGGTGACAATCCTGCATGGAAATGTGAGTCTTGCGGTAAAAAAGGCGCAATGGATTATTCTGGTCAAGGTCGTGTTTGCCAAACTTGTGCAAATGAAAGAGGGTTCTAATGGACGACGGAGATGGAATGATGACTATGGAGTTACAGGCTAAATTACTTGCCGATAACGCTACTCGTTACAATGGTTCAGCCCCCTGCCCTACCTGTGGAATGATTATAAATCCTGTAGAATTTCTTTCAAACGGAGGTCATTGCATAGGTTGCACTGCTGCAAAAAATGCAAAAAGAATAAAGGATAAAATGTCATGATGTTTAATGATCGTAGAAGGACCCGCATTCAGAGTGCTAAAGAACGCCAAAGGGTACATAATTTAGTCAGGGATACAGGTGCGTATATCGCTAATTCAAAAGGAGAATACCCAGCATCTCGTAAAGAACAGTACGCTCAATCAACTCAAACGGTAGACGCCGTAATTGAGGAAAATAGGAAGAAGAGATAATGGCCGTTAACTCATCAAGATCAATGAACAAATCATTAGATGAAGGCGCAACTGACGGTAAGTACCGTAAGGCTCGCCCAGATACTGAAGTAGGTATGGGTTCTGAAGACACACTTACTAATCGTCAAGCACTACACCCATTCTCTGGTTATGGTTTTGCAACATCAGAATATCCAAATAAGGTAAATCCAGGTAAGTAATTATGGGTAACATGCACGCTGAGGAATATGCCTCAATGAAAGGCAAGAACAAGGATATGGGATTGCTTGCACATTTGCAAGGAAACCATTATCCACCAGTTCCTGCATCAATGCTTGGACCATCTAAGCGTGCCATCAGTGCCGTAAACCGTGGCAAACACGATTCAAACATTAAACTTCCACAAGGTATTTTATATAAAGGCAAGAAAGCAGCACCTGCATCTGCAATTGTTGAAGCACACCACCTACATGCGTGGTTAAACACAGATCAGTTTCAGGATTAATTATGGCAAGAGTAGCAAAAACAAATTTAGCAAAGGCTCCTGATTTTATTTCAAGCAAAGAACCTTTTCAAGCATCAGCACTATCTGGTGTAGAAGGTACTACTGGCCCTGGCTATATGTCAGATGATGAAACTCGTGAATATCGCAAATCAAATCCAACATATACAGTACGTTCTTACGGAACACCTATTGCATGGCACGGAGATGCAGGTTGGCAACAATCTACGACAAAATATTCTCGAACTACTTCCAAACATCAAAACATCGTTAAACGTGCATTGAACACCCACTTCCAAAGCGGACACGATAACGCAAAGAATCCAGATTACGGCATACCTCTTGGCGAAAAGTAAAAGCGGTGGGGGTCGTAATGACACCCGTAAGTGCGGTAAGGCAAGCAAGAAACACCCAAAGTCAAACATAAAAAAGGGTAAATCTTGCTGTGGATACTCAATTAAAAGAACAGACCGTTTAGGTCATGATCAAAGACATCGTAAAATAGCCTTAGCCGCCTAAATACGCTAGGCTACACGGATTACTAAAGGGAGCATAATGAGTAACATTCCAATTCTTGGCGAGAAAAAACAAACGAACGAACCTCAATTTAGATTATTGTATTGTCTTGTATGCCAAACCTTAGAAGAGTTACCTCCTTATGAAGGCGCACCTGAACAAGACTACTTGTTAGCGATTGCATGCGAACAGCATGTATTTCCTTCTGGAGAACCCCATAAAGGTAAACTATTTGTATTACCTTTAAAAGCCTGGGCTAAGACGGAGTCTAAAAAAGAAATTATTCGTCAAATAAAAGGCGGAGGATCCGCAGGTATTGCAGAGGTAGATGATACCTTTTATGATTCACGGTCCACTTTTATGGAAGACGCTATGACCTGTTATAGACAACACAATAAGCCAAAAGACGGTTGTTCTGATTGGCATATAAAAGACAAAATGTTAGTTCCTAAAACAGTTAAAGAACGTAGAGCAGAGGGTATGGAAAAATATGAAGAATCTGCTGGACCAAAGACCTATCTCTGTGACTTTTGTCCTGTAGCAATATCCGTAGCACAGAGAAAGAGAAAGTTGATGGGAATAGAATAATGTCTAATGAAACAGTTGTACAAGCAGCCTATACCGTAGGGATTAGAGTAGATGGAACTGTCTTTACTGAAGTAGTCGAACCAAGTGATTTTGTTCAACGTAAAGCAACTACTTTTGACATTTATCAAACTAGTAGAGAACTAGTTTCTGACATAGAAAGCCAGTTACTTGCAGACAGGGTTGCACGGAGCGTTGTAGCAAGTCTACAGCCTAAAGATAATGTTGCAGAATTTAAAGAAAAACTCATAAATGCTTTAAGCGATAGAGGCATAGATACCCCACAAGCCTAAAGAGCCATAGACTATGTCTATGAGCGATTTAAGTAGGTTTGTTAACCCTGTTCAGTTACAGGCCTCTGCTACCTCCTATTTTTCTGATCCTGAAGAAGAATTAGACCCTAAATTATTTGTTAATACAACGTTAAAGGGTTGGGTCCGTAGCGGCATTCTGCAAAAATTATTTGGATTTTTAGATGACGTGTATCGTCACCCAGACCTATGGACAACTGTCTGGCTTGCAGGTTCTGCTGTTTCTTTTCAGTGGTCTGCAGATCGTGAGCCAGGAGATTTGGATGTTTTAATTGGCGTTGACTACATTCAATTTAGAAAAGCCCATCCAGAGTATATGGGGTTATCTGATATTGAAATTAGTAAGATGTTAAATGAAGAGTTTAGAGAACACTTACAGCCAGAAATGACTAATTGGAATGGTTTTGAAGTAACTTTTTATGTTAATCCTGGAGCAACAGATATTAGAACTATAAATCCTTATGCAGCCTATGATCTAACTCATAATGAATGGACCGTCTTTCCAAAAAAAGAAGGCGCTCCACAAAATTTAGTATGGGAATCCGCAGTTCAAAAAGACACCTCTATGGCTTCAGAAATTGTAATGAGATATTCTAAAGCCTTAACAGATTTACAAGGAGCAAAAAATCCTGCTTCTAGACGTAATGCTGAATTTAATTTACAGACTGCTTTAATGCAAGGATCAGCATTATTTAGCGATATTCATTCTTCAAGAAGATTTGCGTTTAGAAAAGATGGCAAAGGATACGACGATTTTTATAATTATAGATGGCAGGCTGGTAAAAAGTACGGAACAGTTCCTGCTCTAAAACAACTGTCTGAGTACTGGTCAGCATACAAAGCAAAACAAGCAGATGAAACTTATGGCATTGAACTGCCAGATACTCAGACCCTAATTCGCAGAGCGGCAACATACCGAGCAAAAGGATAACGTGAACATACTTCTATCACTAGACGGCGTACTAAGTTCGGACACAGGTGAACCAATCCGTGCAGGCGTCATGCTTTATTACGCCCTTAATATAAACAACAGAGTTGCTCTAATGACTTCTAGAACTACTGCCGATGCTGAACATTGGTTAAACTCTCATGGAGTTATAAACTATGATGATTTAATTGATCGTTCTTTTCATTTAGAAGGCGAAGATCTAAAAAAACGTCAGTTTGTAATGAGCCGTAGTCGTGCTCCCATTGAACTATACGTAGATTCTGATCCAACTATGTGTGCTTGGGTGTTTGAAGAACAAGGATTACCAGCAATTATGTTTATGAATCCTGGGTACTTGCCAGTTGAAAGACGTCCTGATGCTCCTAAAAAAATCCGTAAATGGGATCAAATTGAAGACTCTATAAATAGAATAAACATTGCAAAATCAAAAGATGCCGCAGCCCCTAAAGACTTAGAGTTTTGGCAAGATTGATGAATCTAATTTTTAGCGGAACAGAGGTTGGCTCTAACCGCACTCTTCTTGAAGGCATGAAAGTTGAGTCAATGGGACTCAACTACTGGGGACTTCGTAAAAGAGGATTACCTAAAACTAAGTTATGGCTTATAAGTGAACACTTTACCCCAGAGACCAAGGTTTATATTGAATCTGGAGCCGCCCAAGCAGACAAGGCTGGCTTATCAAAAGAAGAGTTACTTGAGATAGCCGCTGACTATCAAGAGTTTTTAGTAAATAACGCTGATAGAGCAGAGGCCTTTCAAGAGTTTGATTCCTTAACCTTGGGGTTAGATTGGGTAGAACAACAACGACCTTTTTTTAGTAATGATCCAAAGTTATGGGTAGTTTGGCATGAAGAATACGGGTTATTAAAATTAAAAGAGATGTCTGAAAAGTACTCTAATGTTGTAATCCCATATGCAGAAATTGAATCAGTAACTAACTTGGCTGCCGTTACCAGAAGTTACTCAAAGCAGTTTAATACTAAATATCACGCCCTTGGATGTGCAAAACCAGACAACCTAAGACAGGTACCATTTGTTACTGCAAGCACATTGTCCTGGCTATCTCCAATGCGGAGAGGTGAGACAATCATCTGGGATGGAACTAAGTTAGTTCGTTACCCAAAGAGAATGAAGGACCAAGCACGGCCAAGATATAAGCCCATAATAGAGAAGGCTGGACTAGACTATTTAGAGTTTGTCCAAGATGGTACCCTCGAAGCGACTAAGGTTGCTGTATGGTCTTACAAACGATTAGAGGAGTCAATGGATAAAAAGAGCCCAAACTTTCATATTATTAATGGTGGAAAAGAAGAGAAAGTATCTGATAACAGCGATGAGTTGTTAACAGGTTTAATGGGATTTGAGATATCGTCTTCTGATAACAGTGAGGTAGAAGTACGGAAAAATTCTACCAATGAAGTGATTCAAAGAGACCCTTCAGAGGTACAAAATCTCCCTGTCTTTGGCGTAAAAATGAAAACCATCGTAGATGTTGATGATGAAGGTAAAGAAATTTTAAAAGATGTTCCAGTTTTAAATAACCAATATTCTTCTCTTCGACAATGCAACACCTGCTTTGTGGCGTCTAACTGTCCAGCCTTTAAACCTGATAATAGTTGTGCCTTTAACCTTCCAGTAGAGGTAAAGACTAAAGATCAACTTAAGGCTTTACTTACTGCAATTATAGAAATGCAGGGCCAAAGAGTTGCTTTTATGCGTTTTGCAGAAGAAATGAATGGCGGATATGCTGATCCCAATGTATCCCAAGAGATTGATCGATTATTTAAACTTGTTGGTAATTTAAAAGAGTTAGAAGAAAATCGAGAGTTTGTTCGCATCACAGCAGAACGTCAAAGTTCTGGTGGAGTTCTTTCAGCAATCTTTGGAGACAGAGCACAGGCTCTTCGTGAGTTACCTGATGCCCTAAAGGAAGATACAGTTACAAAAATTATTCAACAATCTATTGAAGAGTAATTATCTGATAACAGCAAGTGGTGAGTAATGGATCATAGTGGAGGGTAGTTTACCCTTTTGTCCATCGAATAAAAATTAAATCAAGTTAACAAGTGTGTGATAGGTTTAGACCCATCACAATACGTACTCCCATCGAGGGGTATTTACATTTACATAGAAATAGTCGGGGGTTATACATATGTTTTCTTTTAAATTAGCCGAAGAATTTGTTACACCATACAGGAGTTTAAAAGCACCTTTTGGTTACCAAGATGCTGCAGGCAACTCTGTTGGTGAAATAACTTTTTTACGTACCTATTCACGACTAAAGCAAGATGGTACTAAAGAAACTTGGGTAGACGTTTGTGAGAGAGTTATAAACGGAATGTACTCTCTACAGAAAGATCATGCTAAAACTAATCGGTTGCCTTGGTCAGATGCCAAAGCCGCAGCCTCAGCCAAGGAAGCCTTTGATCGTCTTTGGAACATAAAGTGGACCCCACCTGGACGAGGTCTATGGGTAATGGGAACCCCAATCGTAAACGAAAAACGAAACTCAGCAGCCTTGCAGAATTGTGCCTTTGTTTCTACAGGCTCAATGACTAAGACTGATCCAGCCAAGCCTTTTGCCTTTTTAATGGAGGCTAGTATGCTTGGAGTTGGAGTTGGCTTCGACGATAAAGGCGCCGATAAAGACTTCACAATCTATGCACCGCAAGAGGGGGAAATATATGTCATTCCAGATACCAGAGAAGGCTGGGTCGAATCAACGGCCACGCTTATTAACTCTTACCTACGACCAGACTCGAAACGTCCTAGGTTTAACTATGATGAAATTCGCAAGGCAGGAGAACCTATCAAAATATTTGGTGGAACAGCCGCGGGTCCAGAGCCTCTCATTAAGTTACATCTTTACATTGATGGAATCTTCAAGGAACGTGTTGGTCAGAAACTTACCCGCATTGATATTGCTGATATTGGGAATCTTATCGGGGTTTGTGTTGTATCTGGCAACGTTCGGAGGTCTGCTGAGTTACTTATTGGCAGAATTGATGATGAAGATTTTCTAAATTTAAAGAACGCAGAAAAATTTCCAGAGAGAAACTCTTACAATCCAGAAAAGCCAGGATGGGCTTGGATGTCTAATAACTCTGTATCAGTAAATGTTGGAGATAATCTAGACAACATTATTGATGGCATTGCTCGTAATGGAGAGCCTGGAGTTGTCTGGATGGATATCTCAAAACAGTATGGCCGTCTTATTGATCCAATCAATAATAAGGATTGGCGCATCGCAGGGTATAATCCTTGTGCAGAACAATCTCTTGAGTCCTTTGAGTGCTGTACGTTAGTTGAGACCTATTTAAATCGCCATGAAGACATAGAGGACTTTAAAAGAACCTTAAAGTTTGCTTATCTATATGCAAAGACCGTAACTCTCATACCTACACACTGGGAAGAAACAAACGCCATCATGCAAAGAAATCGGCGCATAGGTACTTCTGTTTCAGGAGTGGCTAATTTTGCAGATAGAAAAGGATTACCAACACTTCGTCAATGGATGGATGAAGGATACAAAGTAATTAAGACATATGACACAACCTACTCAGAGTGGCTTGGTATCCGTGAGTCAATCAAGATGACTACCGTAAAACCAAGTGGAACAGTTAGTATCTTGGCAGGTGAATCACCTGGCGTTCATTGGACTGTAGGTGGAGAATATTTTAATCGTGCTATTCGTTTTGCTAACTCTGATCCAATGCTTCCACTGTTCAAAATGGCTAACTATCGAGTAGAACCAGCATCTGAGTCTCCTGATACGACTTCAGTTGTCTTTTTTCCAATTAAATCTAAGGCTATGCGTAGTGAGAAAGATGTAAGTATCTACGAAAAGATGGCCCTTGCTGCAACTGCACAAAGATATTGGTCAGACAACTCTGTAAGTGTAACTATCAGTTTTAATCCTGAGACTGAAGCCTCGGCTATTGGTACGGCTTTGCATATGTATGATGGTCAACTTAAAACCGTGTCCTTCTTACCTTCTGGTAATGCTACCTATCCTCAAATGCCTTACACTCAAATCACTGCTGAAGAGTATGAAGCAGAAGGAACTATGAAACTATTTCCTATTGATTTGTCTGGTGTCTACGCTGGTATGGCTGCTGATGCTATTGGTGAGGCTTACTGCACAACTGATGCTTGCGAAGTTAGGTTAATTAAAGACAATCAATAACCTTTTGGTATTGCTTTGCCTTTTGCTTATGCTTTGCTTTGCTTTGCTGTTGCTTGGCAATATGCTGTCTGGTGAATCTTTATTTTGTCTTCAATTTTTAATAAAGGTCTAATGTCTATATTATCTTTAAGGACTACCTTTGTTATGGCTTTTTCACATGCAGGACAAACTAATACCAAACATTCTGTTGTTGTATTATCTTTTCTCCAACCTAAATGAACTAACTTATCCCAAAACAATTCTTCGGTATATGGAATTAAACTTAATTCTTCTTGATAATAATTTTTATATTGATCTTGCTTATGTTTTATGTATCGTGGGTCTAACTCAGCATAGCGATCTACAAACTGATGCTCTTTCATATCCGCCCCTAACTAACTAACTTCTCCTGGATGCCAGGTAAGTTAGTTCTGAGATAGCCCCACCATTTCTGATGGGGCTTCTCCTATTGCTTTGCTTTACTGTGCTTCTGCTATGGCTTCTGCTATTGCTTTGCTTTTACTGTAAGGAACTTTTCCATTAACTGTTCAGTCTTTGGGGTAATTCCATGCCAAGCACTCCAATCTTTACCGCCTTTACTCATGTAATAGGCGATACTCGCATTAACCACAGGATTGAGCAGTTCGGCATTATTTTCTAAACCAAACTTTTCTCTACGATCTTCACCTAACTCTCCAATCATGTTTATTTGAAACATGCCCCAAGAGTTATCACCTGTTTTTGTATTTGGGTTGTGAGCGAGTGGTCGCCCATTACTTTCCTTTTTAGCAACTGCCCATGCTTCTTGAAGGTCTTTGCCTTTGAAGCCAACGGCATTAAGCAATTCGACTAATTGAGTATCAGTCAAGGTATGAGCGTTCTCATACTTTTGTAAAATTGCTTCATCACTTGCTTTTTGAACTATCTGTGCTTCGGCTCTTGTTGGTGCTATGGCATCTGTTGTAGTTGCTACCCCAAATACTACGGCTAAAGTCGAAATCGACCCACCAAGTATTAAAGCCTTTACTCTTGCTTGTGCTTTTGCTGATGCTTTGGCTATTGCCTTTGGCATCTGCTCGGCTCTTATTCTTGCGTTTGTTTTCATCATCACTCCAAATAGTCGTTGGCACTTTCAGATGCCTTTGACTGGTGTGAACGAAGGCGGTGTAAATACCGCTCTGTCGTCTTAATCGATTGATGCCCTAGACGCTCTTTTACTTCATGGACATCTACGCCGTTCTTTAACAACTGCGTAGCGTTGGCATGTCGTAAATCGTGAGTTCTAGGCGACCAACCGATTGCGGACTTGTCTATTGCTTTGTTCCAAGTTGTTCTCCATACATCACGAGGCATGTGGCTCATATTGTTGATGAAACTCCCTTGCTTATGCTTTTGCTGATGCTTCTGCTTGGGCTTTGGCTTTGCGGTAGTTTGCTACTGCTTGCCTACACCTTTCGCATCTACAACCCCCATGTGTATAGGAGTAAAGAGTTCCATGCTGGAACTGTTTTCCGCCTTTCTCGAATGGTCGAGAGGGCTTTGCGCTTCGTGAACCTTTAAGTCTACTATCCGTCAAGAGGATTGTTCTTGGAAACATTAGATCATCTTTTGCTATGCCTTTTGCTAGGACATACGCTTTTAACTGCTGTAATAGGGCTTTTCCTATCACTAGGCTTCTCTTATGCCCTGACTTCGTGGCATCTACTACCAAGAACCTTTCGCCATTGTTGTATTGCTTCCCTAGATCACTAACTCGCCTTTGGATAAAGATTTCGCCAGTTTTGAAATTGATGTCTTTTGCTCTTACTTCCGTTGCTTCACCATAGCGACACCCACTTGCTACTAGGAATTGGGCGAATAATTTTGTTCCTTGTGTCGGTAAATGCTTTACGATCTCTTTGAAATCATCAGGGGCTAGGAGATTAGATATATCGGCATGATTGACCTTGATCTTAATTCCATGTGTTGGATTGCTCTCCAACTGACCAGCATTGACCAACTTTGAAAACATAGAGCCGAGAGAAGCCTTCACCTGATTTAAGGTGGCAGGTCTAACTCCCGATAGTTTGAGATCATCAATTAACTTAACTAGGTCTGAAGGCTTCAGGGAAGTTAGTTCCCGATCTCCTATAACTGGAATTACAAATCGAGTTAAAACCGACTTATAGCCCTTCTTTGTGATCGGCATGAGATCAGACACCGCCAGCCATTGATCTACATAATCGCCCACCCTTAAATTAGCCTTTGAAGGGGCTTTTAAGCCCTGCTTCTCGGCTTGTATGGCGTGATACATGGCTTCGGTTTCATTAGCCCATGTGCCAGCCGATAAACGGCGATTTTGAAGCCTGTAATAGCCTGTAAATCTGCCGTTGCGTTTAATCACATACGCCATAAGTTGCCCCTTCTACTGGCGAGTAATGACCCTTCTACTGGCGAGTAATACTACTGGTGAGTAGGTTCTTAATCAAAAGATAAGCCCCTAATCCAAATCGGACTAGGGGCTGAACTATTGGCTACATAGGGAATTAGGCGGTCAGGCTTGGAACTAACTTGGTGGAACACCAGACAAGTTAGTTGTTGAGCGTGAACTAACTTTTCTGGGATTAAATAAAGTTAGTTCGATTGATTAGTGCCGTCAGTAAAACCTAGATCATAAGCATTATGGCAGGTTTCGCAGAACTTAGTTTTTGGATTTACTTCATCAATTTCGTATCCACAATTATTACAAAGAATATCCATTGTAAGTTTCCCTTCTACCAACTGGCTTGATAACTAAAACTCAGTTCTTGATCGCTCTCTAATAGAGAAGTAATCAAATCAACTGTGTATTCCAATTTGTGATAGTAATAATCGGTTAGATCATTACCACCAAAGAAAAACCCTTCAACTGGTGGAAGTGGGTTTTCATAAGTTGCTGGATTAAGTTCAGTTTCTAAACTGTTTAAGTAATCGCATAATTGATATAAAACTTTTGGATTTTCAATCTGATATTCACGATCAGGATTAGCCAAAGCCTTAATACAATCATTCCTTAGATTTATCAAATCATCAGAACCTAAATAGATTACTTGGCACTCATCAACGCCTTTGCCACACTTTTCAACAATCCAACCATGAATAGCGTTTGCCTTGCGCCAATAACCAACCATTGATTTAACAATTACATTAGAAAAATCAGGAGTTGGTAAATCTTTTAATCCAGCAAGATTTTTAATTTCAGCATAAGAACCAGTTTGATCTATGTTATTACCCATATACTTTTCAGCATACAAATACATATCTAAACCCATTAATTTATCTCCTTTACAATTTTAATCGCAACATCAATCGCATTAATAGCACCATTGTAAGTTGCGTAATCTGAATTGCCGTCTGCTTCTGTATATTGTTGTTCATGTTCCCATACTTGGCGTAGATTTAACATTTCTTTAATTGCTTGATCTTTAGTCATTAGTTATCTCCGTTTCTCGATTTGATGCCCATTCTTTTATTGTTTCTGATTTCCAAACTGGAGTTCTCCCCATGTATTTGTCGGGCTTGGGAAGGGTGTTTCGACTTAGATAACTGTGTAGAGTTTCTAACTTCAACCCAGTTATTTCTGCTATATCTGTATTTGTTAGCCATTCGCTCATGTTTATTTATTAACTTTCTGCTTAGTTTCATTAGGTTTAGTTCCCCACTTTGTAGTTTGAGTTTCCGTATCAGCCCATAGATAAGGTAAATCTACTGGCACATTAAATTGGTAATACTCAGCATCTTTACGATTTAGGTTAGATTGATGCGAGTTATGAAGTTCTGAATTACCAAACCAAAAAGGTAATCCAGTATCAGGAAAAGTTGCGTGTAATGCCACAAAACTTGGCAACATGGTGTCTTTGTATCCACGATCTATCCACTCTTGGCAGATCGCAATTCCATATTCACACAAAGCCTTCTCATGCCCACGCCACATTTTTGTAGCAGGGTGATTACGCCAACCCTGACTAATTCCCATTAATGCCCTAAGTATTTGCCATGCTTCAACTCGTTGCTTACCTAATCGCCTGTAATCAAGAGCCTTAGCAGATTTAACAAAATCAGGATAAGGAATAAATGTATTAACCATTATTAACTTCTGACGATAATTTGAACTCACTTGGATTACACCATTTACATATATTAAGAGTTAGTTCCATATCGCTATCAAAAGTTGTTAACCAAGTTTTTGTATTAATTGGTTCATAACATAGATCACATTTAGTCATTGATACCACCCCTATATTGTTTGCGGATAACGCTTTTGCGTTCAATCTCAGTTAACCCACCCCATATTCCGTAATGGATTTTGTTGCTTAATGCGAAAGATAAACATTTAGTTTTAATTTCTTGATCGCACTTACCGCAAAGAGTTTTGGCTTTTGTAATGCCAGCAGTATCAGTTGGGTCAGGAAAAAAGATTTCAGGATCAACTGTTTGGCAAGGCGCATCATCAATATCTTGCGGTGTTGGTGTTTTTAATTCAACTGGCTTTATCACTTTTCTTGCTTTAGTAAAAGACACTTGACTTTTAAGTTTATTCATAATCTTTATTTCCATTCTCCTTAGATATGGCTTCAACAAACTGTTCCATGATTTCAACTAGATCGTTTGGTTGTAAATTGGCAAACTTTAATAGTATTTCAATCATGTGTAATAAACCCCAAACTAACATTTCAGGTTCTAATCCTTGATCTGTAATTAATTGGTTCAAGTGTTCATTGGCTAAATACTCTTTAACTTCTTGGGGCAAACTATCTTTGCGCTCTTGATCAGCCTTAAATCCACGAACAATTTTTATGAACTCGGTAGCAAAGTTAATGGATTTAATTAAATCTTGTTGTTCTTGGTTCATTGTTTCTCCTTCATTATTAGTTCGTTTAAGTGATCGTATTTTGGCAACCCATTATTATTTTGATGCCCATTATCACTACCGCAATCTACGCATTGACCCATTACTGGAACTTTACAACCGCACTCACAACTACACTCAGGCTCGGTGCTAAACACTTCATCAAATAAACTTTCATCAAGTAAATCATCAGCCATTTGTATTCTCCTTTAATTGGTTTAGGTATTCCATTTCTATCTTTCTGATCTGTATTCGGGAAGTTCCAAACATACGAGCAACTTCCGATAAAGATTTTTGATACGCAATTCTTTGGTGAACTATCTTTTTCTTTTGACTTTCATTAAACATTAGTTAGTCCAATCTAATAGGAGTTGAGTAGGCGCAGATACGGCTCGTCTTATTATCCAAAGCAATTTAAGGAAATAAAAGTCTTGACCGCCCTTCACAAGTGAAAGGAGTGGGGAATGAAAGAACCCCGACAAATCTTGTGTTAACGCCTACCCAACAATTCTAATTTATCGAGAGAGTGATCTCTTTTGTGCTTCTACGCAGTTGTAGCAGAACCAAAGAATATCTTGTGAATAGTTATCAGTAATTGTTTTGCCGTTCTCTCGAACGCCTTGTTGATTACATTGATCGCAAGTATCTAATTCGTGATCTTGAACTCGCCTAACAATTTCTACATAACCCATTTACTTACCCCCTAAATAACATTGATCAATAGTGCCAAAGCAATAGTGATCACCAACCCAATTTATATGTGTTGCTAAATAGTAAGTTCCAACTGCTAACGCACTCCAAAATAGAATACGAACCGCAATTCGAACTCGATAATAAGTTTTAGATTTCATTTAAGCACTCCTTTCTAAATGTAGTTGGTATCTCCAACTATTTTGTTCTTGATGAGTTTTAATTCGGTGGCAACTGGAACACCTAACAACGCACTTCTTTATTTCTGATTTAATTTTTGTAGAAAGAAGTTTGCTACCAAGCGCAGTTCCGATATTAAACTTTTTACTATGTAAGTGATCAAACTCCAAAGCCAGCACATTACTTTCACCACAATCAATACAAGGATTTTGTAATAAATAATTAAATACAAACTCTCTTGCTTCTTTGTGGTTAATCCTATGTTTTTCCGCTTGTCTAATAGACACACAAGGCTTACAAGCCCCTTCATAGCCCTTATTACCGCTTGCGTGAGTTTTAGGTTGAAAGCGTGATAACAATTTAATCTTGCGACAATAACTACAACGCTTCTTACCCTTAGCAAGTAGATTTAACTTTTCTGTTTTGCGTTTTGTTGAACCTTTACGCATTAGGGCAAAGCAAGATTTACACCTTGCCCTAACTTTGTATTGTCCGTCTAAATGTTTATTAAACCGACTAAGTGGCAACGCATTAAAACAACCAATACACATCTTGGTCTTTTTTGATTTAGTTATGGGGTGTGTGGTAGCCACAAACTATCCAATCTAAGTGTTTTGTATTTTAGATCAATGTTATTTGACGGAGTTAGGTAGCCAACATTAAATCGGCTACCAGTTGTAGATACGATCTTGCCCTTACGCAAACGACCATGTGCTTGAATAAACACCTGATCTCCAACATTAATGTTGTAAGGATTTTTTGCGTCGTATGAACCAATCCGTTCAT